CTCCTTGGTTATGTGTTACTACTTTTTCCCAATCTCGTTCATCTAATACTCTTTGTATTCTAGGTATTAAAACTGATTCATTATAGGCTAAAGATGATTTATGTAATTCACCATCCCAATGTTCCCACTTTGTAACACCAAGTTTTTCCATGGCACATAAAAATTCTTTATGTCTAATAAGATGGTTTCCGTAGTCTAAAACTACTACTTTATATTCACCCTTATGTTTTATTAATTCTCCACCTCCAAATAATGTTTCATCATCAGGATGTGCTACAATCATTAATTTATTTAATGGCATATTTAGATTTTTATTTAGACGGTAAAGATAAAAAAAAACTTGACAAAAGCCAAGTTATTTTGTGGGTATTTTTAAAATATTATGATTATTTTTTAAGCTTGACCACCATCTGTAATTATCCAACCTTCAAGTACTAATTCTGCTCTTGCTGCTGCGGCTGCACCTGTTGAATATTGTGAATTACCACCACTAAATTTAACTGGACCTGTAATAGGTGCATCTGCTGCCCATCCTATTAATAATGAACTATAATTTGCAGTAGATAATGTAACACCTAAAAACATATCTTCAGCAGTATCTATTCCTGCAATATTCCAATTTCCTAAGTTTTGGTCAAATGAAGTTGCACCCTCAAACATCTTCAAAAAGCTTGTAACTCCACTATTAATAATCCATCCACTGATATTTTGGTTAAAATTAGCAGCATTGTTAAACATCCTAGACATACCATACCCTGGCACTTCAACACCAACAGCATTACTAACGTTCCAACTTGTAATATTCCCGTCAAATAAAGTTGCACCCCAAAACATCCCACCCATATCAGTAACATTACTTACATTCCAAGAATTTAAATCTTGATTGAAAGATGTTGCACCTTCAAACATCACTTCCATATTCACCGCATTACTAACATCCCAAGAATTTAAGGGTTGGTCGAAGGCTGTGGCACCACTAAACATATAAGTCATATTCCTAACATTACTCACATCCCAACTATCTAAAGGTTGATTAAATATAGTTTGATTACTAAACATCTCACTCATCTCACTCACATTACTTACATCCCAAGCACTAATATCTTCATTAAAACCATCTACTACATTTTTTCCAATAGTATAGAAAGTACTTGGTTCAAACAATTGATACATATCAGTAACTCTAGACACATCCCAACTACCAATAGGACCATATTGTGCTTCAGTTCTTATTTTATTCACAAACCATGCATCAACTATTCGATATATATTAGAATCATTAATAATCCCCGCACCACCAAAACCTAATGATTGTTGCGAACGTAATGCTATTTCCATTTGTTGGAAATTAGTTACATAATTCTCAAATAATAATTTTTCTTTATTATATTTTCTTGTTAACTCTTGAATGGGTAAGTTAACATTATCTGCCCTTTTTGAGAAAGTTAACCAGTGTCCAGGATCTTGTTGTGAGAAAATCATTATTTAGATAAATTGGTGTGATAATAAATATGACAACTAAGCTAAATAGTTATTATTATTTCTTGCTTTTAAATGGTTTTGTGCCTCGTTCCAGTATTCTCTAGAATTTCTATATATTTCATTTGTAATTTGAGTGCCATGAGTATCTATAGCCTTCATAATACCTTCAAAGTCAAGTATAGATTGGAGAAAATCTTCACTATCAGCTTTTTGTTTGTTCCACAAATATGATTTCAACTGATTCATATCCTGTTTCATATCACTTTTATTACTAATCTTTAAGAATCTATCTCCAAATTCTGAGTATGTACATTCAGTGTTAAGATAATCAATATAAGCATTTGCTTGGTGGATTACTAAATCTAACTCTTTCTTTATATTTATTTGTTTTTGTTCCATAATATATTTTATTAATCATCATTTATTAACCAACTACTTGATTGAATTTTATTACCTATACCATCTATTAACTCTATACTTAGCATATCACAAATCTTAGATTCGGGTATTGATTCATTTGTTTGGTCACCCCCATTAGCAAATACCATTTTGCCTTTAGGGTCACTTGTAAGCACTTTTGAATTTAAATATCTTAATGATTCACTTACAGTACTATCTTCATCAATAGATACTATACTAAAGTCAACAACTGATAAACTACTAACTATAAGTAATCTTTCATCCTCCTTCATAAATTTTTTAGAACCCTTAAGTTCACGTTGAATGTCATTGTTAACTATAACCCAAAGTTCATTACCATATTCTTTTGCTCTGTTGAACAACTCTATATGTCCTTTATGGATTGGGTTAAAATAACCACTTACTACTATAACTTTTTTCATAACAATTTTAGATTTAATTACATTTTACTTCATATTCTTCCCAACCTTGAGTTGGTTTTTCATTTGGGAATATAAATGTTTTACAAGTATCTCCTTTTTCAAAATAAATGTGTTTAGACATATGAGTAGGGATATGACCACCAGTTGGTAAAATTTGAAACCCATCTTCCCAAATTAATTCAACTGTTATAGTTAAATTTTGCTCATCATCCCAAACTCGTTCTTGCTCCTCTAATAATCTCCATTCACCTCTATTTAAATACTGGTTTTGTAAAGCGCAGTTTAAAAATGAGAATGTTTGTTTAAGATTAACCATTGAATCAGAATAAGTAGCTGCTGGTGCTAAGTGACCTTTATCCCAAACATTACGATAATAATCAGCATTGTCTGAAGTATGAATATTAGATTCAGTACGAAAATTCATACTTCCTCTGTCCACATTTTTAACCCTATTAGTAGAGGTATAGATTAACTTTATAGGTTGTTCTTTCACTTCAGAATACCATACTTTAAATACAGGATTTTCTACAATTACCTCATCCCTTAACTGTAAGTCAATATCTTTATCTTGAGCTATTATTTCTTTTTCACTACAGTTTATAAAAAGTAGTAGTAAAAGTAGTAGTTTATTTATGTTTTTACCCTTCATATTCCCAATCATTTGAATCTGTGAAATCATCTTTAAGTTTTCTTTTCTTTTTAACCGCTTTATTCTTTTTAATAAGCTTAGCTATTTTTTGGCTATCCAAGTATTCTTCTTGGTTTTCATCTATGTATTTATATTTTTTACTCTTCATCTTCTATTAAGTTTAACCACTCCATAGTTCTATTTTCCCAAGATTGTTCAAGAGCATATTTATATGCCTTTTCAATCATCTTATTGTTATACTTATTAAGTAGTTTTTTAATAACAATATTAGGGTCAATATCATCAATCAAAATACCACTTCCACCATTTTCTATTAAGTTTTTTATATTTCCTGGTCCGTTAGTTATTATTTTTACCTTTTGTAACATCATCTCTAAAGCTGTAATGCAATATGTTTCAGTATAATTTGAAACATAAATCCAATATTCGGCTTTTGATTGTTCCTCTCTTAATTGAGTTGGATTTAAAGCACCTTTGTATTCAACATCCTTTAAGTTTGATACATCAGCTTTATCCCAATCTTTAGCATATGGAGGTAAACATACCACTAATGATAAATCTGGTCGTTGTTCTTTCCATTTATCCCAATTTTGTACTATAAAATCTAATCCTCTATCAGGAGCTGATGACCATATAATTCTACCTTTAACTTTATTATCTAAGGGGTTAGTATAATCGTTTACATCAATAGCATTTTCTACATGATAAATTGTATCTAAAGCCTTAGATATATTATAATTAAATAATGATTCTGAATTATCTACTAATAACTTTTCATGGAGTTTACTTACACCTATTATTTTATTTAGTTTAGGGGATTGAAAATATTCATCAGTATTAGTTAATGTACTACCTTTATACCACCTGTAATAATCCTCATTATGCATCCAAAAATAGGATTTATCAAAAGTAATATGATTATCTTTAAGATGCCTTAGGTAATGAATATAATTAGAACCTATTACTACATCAAAGTGGGAAAATACTTTTAAAGCATTTGGGTTAGTATGACTAACTGGTCCTCTCCATTCTAAAAATTTATCATAGTGAAGATATTGTACACCATTAAATTTACCATCAACTACATCTCCACTTACTATTACATTATGGTTTTGTTTAGTAAAATATTCCGCTAGTTTTAAAATACAATATTCACTTCCACCTATACCTCTATTATCCCAAGTGCTTTTATTCCAATGTGGGGTTTGATACCCTGCCCATATTAATATTTTCATATCTTATGTATGACTAGCTCCTTTAATAAATGAAACAACTACATATCTTATACCTTCAGTTACTGGCCTTGCTCCATGCTTATGAGTAATATTACCTGGATGTAAAGTCATAACTCCTATCTCATCAGGATTTACATTTAACTTATATTTAGGAAAGTATGTTCCACCACCTTTAAACTCACCTGGGTTTAAGTTAACTAGAGTAGTAATATTAGAAAAATCATGATGTAAACTTAAATGTGATTGTTGGTCATGGGGGTATTTAATAATAAAAGATTCATCTCTTAAATGGTCCCAAACTTTACCTTCTAAACGATAAACCCACATTGCTAAAGGTCTAACATATGTGTTTATTAATTTATTATAAATTTTATCCATACCTAATACCTTTAATAAATTATCAGTAGTAGGATAAAACTCATGTCTATCAGTTGTCCATTTATATTTTTCACTTAACTCTATTAATTCTTCACAGAATTGTTTAGTAAAAAATGGGAAAGTATAAATATTAGGACCAGGTTCATCAGTTAATAAATCCCATTCCTGATTTCTCACCATAGGATGAATATATTTTTTACTCCATGCTTCAAAATCATTAGCATTTTGAATATTAGATGGTGTATTTGGTTGTTTTGCTGCATTTAATACCTCAGGTGGGAACTCTGTTAATGAATTAGACCTTGTATTAGATGATTGATTAAAAAAACCTCCATTAAAGGCATATGATTTAAATCCTTTTATGCCTACTTTTGCTATTGCATCTGCTCTATCTGAAATACCGTTTGCGGCTGAATAATATTCATCTAAGGGTATTATGTTATCTAAAAAGTTACTACTAATTACTTCTTTCATACCTTTTCTAGTAATTAAGTAAGCATGAGTATTATAACTGTAACTTGCTCTAGTTAAGTGTTCATTTATTCTTTCCTCATTAAAATCAGATAATACCTTGTTTCTATCTAAGTAAACTATGCTAGCATCTTTAGGGACACTTTCAAGCATTTCTATTGTTGGAAATGCACCTTGTGGTACAAAATCTTCTTCTAATATTAAAATACCTGAAAAACCCTCAGCATAAGCTGTTTTAATAACTTTATAATGTGATAAAGAACAACCTATTTCTCCAGGTGTAACTTCTCTATTCCAAAAATCAACATTACTATTAATTTTCCACCAATCAGCAGCCTTATATTTAAAGGGAGATTTAGAAGGTTTATTTACTATATCCCAACCATTAATGGCATCCATAACATAATACTTAGTTAAGGTATGAAATGGTATTTGTTCTATTCTACTTACACAATCTTCAGAGTTTAGATTGACTACATAACAAAAATCTATTTTCATTTTATTTATTTTAAATCGTCAACATCAAATTCAAATAATACATCAAAATCTTCTTCTTTACTATAATACTTTTTCCAAAGTTTATCATCCTCTTTTAAACATTCACTACATATAGTTTTTCTAGATACGGTTTCAATAAGTTCATCATAAACTGACAGTTCAGCTTCTAAATACTCAGGTATTTGTAGATCATTCCAATTACTATCATACCCCCATAACTTTTCTCTGTCAATGTTATTTTTATCACAGTAGTCTATAATCTTTTCCTCCATCCACTCTAATATTGGAATATCAGGAGCGAATATCGCTACCATATCAGTTGGTTTATGACACCAAGCACAAGTTTTAGCTTCATCCATCTATTTTAGCCTCCTCTATTAATCTACATATGTGAAAATTACCTTCAGTTTGAATTACTCTATTACCTTCTAAGTGATTAACCCATAAACCTATTAGTTTTTTATTGGTTTCTTTTTTTTTAGTAGTAAAATATGATTTATGAAACGTTCTTAATATCTCATATAATTGATTATCTACTGGGATTGTTTCTATTTTCATAGATGTCTTATAACTTTTTTTATTTCATAACATTTACCACACTGTTCGTTTTGGATATTATTGAAGGCACCACATTTTTCACATTGCCATATTATGGGTTCATCTTTCATAACTATCTTTTATTAATATTATCTTTAATACTACTAATCATAGCCATACAATAAATCACAAATATAAGTGTTGCTATGTCTATTATCAAAACTACTGTTTCCATACTTTCCATATTACCCAATATACACAAAGCATATTGGGTAGACAAATGTTATTATATAAACCTTTTGAAGTGTTTTTTCAAATCTTCGTACATTGGTTTAGGGTTAAGTGTTTCTTTACTTTCCATATCATCCTCAGCTGTGTTTGCTTTAGATACTTGGTCGTAACCCACTCCTTTAGTACTTGGGGAAGATACTTTATCAATGTTGTCTACATTGTCTTCAGTATCACCATCTTTGCTGAATAAATCTTCTTTAATTGGGGTAAGGTTATAAGAATCCATATCGTTTCCTAGACTATATTCTTCTCTTTCATTAAATCTATTTTCTTTAACAAAGTCACCTACTTCTTCTCCATCTAAATATTCTGTTTCAAAAGCAGCAACACCAAATTTTAAAAGGAAATCATATTCTTCCTGATTTTCTAACCTATAACCTAAATCATATCTTTCTTCATACAATAAAGATCTTATTAAAGTTGTCTCACCTTCTACAAATGGTTCATATTTAATAACTTCCTCTTCATCCTCTTCCTCATCTTCTTTTATAGATTCCTTCATATCATCCGGATTGAAGCTATCCTCATACATATCTTGTTCTTTTAACTTTCTTCTCATTATTTCTCTAAAATACTCTAATATATCTTCAGAATCAAATGGATCATCCTGTGTTACATCAGCATACATCTTAATAAAATCCAATAAAAAAGTCATTTTGGATCTTTGACTAATTAAACCTTCAATCCTATTTCTAACATCAGGTGCTAATTCATTTATAGGTTTGGATTGTTCATTTACTCTACCATATTCGAAATCGATACCAAATTCTTCTCCAATGGCATCCATAAAATCAGGAGCTTTGTCTTTTCCTCCAGCAGCATATATGATATCAAATACTTGTTCTGTATCAGATACTTCTTCTTCTTTTACTCTAGCTTTTTGTTTAGCTGTAGGACCTGAACCTGCGCCTTTCATTTTCTTAGCTGCAATTGAACCTGCTATTTTAGCAGCTTCATCCTTATCAATACCTTTTTGCTTATCTAATTTTTTAGCTAATGAATCAAAAGACTCATTAAAAATTTCAGTTAAATTGTATTTACTCATTTCTTCTTTGGTTTACGTCCTCGTTTTTTAGATTTTTTAGCTAATTCAGCTTTTAATATTTCTTTCTTTTTTTCATTGTTTTTTACAACAAAATGTACTATAGTAAAAATTATTAATAATAGTACTAAATATAATATCACTAACCACATAATAGATTTGTTTATAAATATATAAAATTTAATTTAAATTGTATTGTTTTTTCCACATTGTAATAAAACTTTCACCAACGCCTAACTCTAATATTACAGCATTATTAGGTACACCTGGTAATTTCTTAGCCATATTAACAAAATCAACATTTTTATTAAATATCTTCATTTTAACTTTAGCATTTGAACGATCTGATGATTTAAATACCATAACTGTTGGTGCTTTAGAATATGTCCTTTGATTTAAATCAAATACAGGTTTAGGTGTATATTGTTTTGGAGGAATATATTCTACTGAATATGCTCCGTTTGGAAACTTATTTAAATCAAACTTATAAATCATTTTACCACCCTCAGAATTTTTCATTTCTTGAGTGTAAACCTTAGTAACTTCTGTACTTTCCTTTTTTCTACCTCTATTTTCCATTATTTTCTAATTTTAAAGCTTTAACATGCTTACAATTTCCTTTTGACCTCCAATAACCCATACATGAACAATGGTACTTACCACTTTCAGGATAATATATTGTTTTGTATTTCGATGTTGGTACAGGTACTTCGCTTATTTGCGGTTTTACGTGGCGTATATTCGACAGCCTTGTGTCCTTCGCCACCCTACGCCATCCAGGAACAATATACGTTTTACCATTGAATTGTACTAAATTTGGGGGCAAAAATTCTCTGTGATCATATCTCCAATTCATAACCTTTATTTTATTTATTTTAATATTCTGTAAATCTACATACAATATTTTGGGGAGCCAAGCACTTATGTGCTTGTCTTTTATTCATATTGTTGTTCCCAGTTGTCATCCACCCAATTACATTCTGAGGGATTATCTATATCCCAGTTATAGGTATCTTCCTCTTCTGTTATTACTTCATCAGAATAAAGATCTAATAATTCATTACATTCATCATCTGTAATGATTCCATCAGCATACCACTTAATTACTTTTTCTTGGTGTTTTACTCTATCTTCTTTTTTCATAACCTTTATTTTTTTTTTATACTTAACTCTTATGCCGTAAATATACGAACAAAATTTTGCTTCTCCAAGTTTTTTCGCATTTGTTTTTACTCTACTTCAAAAACATAGTATTGAACACCTTCAACAGATTTAATCTCAGGTTTACCCATCATATCTAACTGCATAACTAAGTTTTTATCAGTTTTTATCATATGATTTACAGTATCTTGCATATAGATTATTTTAGTCATATTTTTGTAGGTTTATATCCACTTAACATAAGTTCCCAATATGCTTTTAAAATCTTTTTTACTTTTTTCATGATTTTAAATCTTTTAGAGTATCCTTTTTTACTATTGATAAGTATTTTTTTCTTTTATTTTTATCAACAAAAGGTATAGACCAAAATTGTTTAGTTTTTCTCCATCTATTAATGTTCCAACCAAATACAAAGGTGTACACTCCCATCACTAATCTTAACTTAACAGAATTAAGATATAAAGTAATAACTGGTAGTTTAGGTGCACCATGTGTTATGTAAGTTCTTACTTTTTTATCACTAAGAAAGGGTTTTGGATAAGCATACTTGCCAAATAAAGGTACAAACTTATAAGCAAAACCAGGTGTAAATACCTCATCAAAGAATATTTCCATTTTAGGTGTTAATCTAAACCACCAAACTGGGGATATAAAATAAAGATGTGTTGACCAAGTAACTAAATCTTTATAGCTTTGAATCAACTCGTCTTTGTCTCTATGTAATTTATCTTCATACAAATCAATAATCTCATAGTGTTGTGTATGTTTTTTCATCTCTCTTAATATGGTTTTGAATATACCATTATAACAAAAAGATTTTTTATCAGGATGACCTATTATTAATAGGTACTTATTTTGATTCATAACTAGTTTGATAAAGGTGCTTTAATATTAGGGTGTGCTTGGTAGTTTATTAACTCATAATCAAACTCTCCATCTAAAATATTTATATTGCTAAGTTTAATAGTTGGAAGAGTAAACTCATATCTATTTATTTGCTCTTTAGCTTGTTCAATATGATTTAAATATAAATGTGTATCACCCAAGTTACCTATTAAATCACCAGGTTGTAATCCTGTTTCATCACATAGTAATAACAATAATAAACCATAAGATGCTATGTTAAAAGGTAAACCTAAGAATGTATCTACACTTCTTTGATTCCACATTAGAGATAACTTACTATCACTTACATAACATTGAAACCCATAATGACAAGGTGGTAAAGTCATATATTTTAACTCACCTACATTCCAAGCTGATATCATTAATCTTCTACTATTAGGATTCGATTTAATATCTGAGATTAGGTTTTTGATTTGGTCAACACCTAAAGTATGATCTTCTTCAAAACCTAAATATCCATCTTTATCTCTATTTTGACTTATTCTAGTAGATTTAATACCACCCCAATCTCTCCATTGTTTACCATATATAGGACCTAACTCACCATCTGTTCTTTTAGATTTATTATAGTCACCATCCCATATTTTACAATTATTATCTTGTAAATACTTAATGTTAGTATCACCTTTTAAAAACCATTTTAATTCAGTAACTATAGTTTTAAGAGATAGTTTTTTAGTAGTGAGTAAGGGAAATCCCTCACTCATATTATGTCTAATTTGTTGCCCAAATAAGGATAAAGTACCTGTTCCAGTTCTATCATCCTTTTTACTACCACTTTCCAATATAAGACTTAATAAGTTTTGATATTGTTTATCTAAAGTCATAATCTAGGATCTTGTTTTTCTAACTGGTCCTCATTAAAAACATGCAACATTCCATTATCCTCCATTTCAGCTACTATTCTTACTTTACCTTTAGTAGTTTCAAAAATAGATACTATTGTACAAGGAAATTTATACCCCTTGGGTTTAAATGCTTTATCTCCTACTTCAAATTTATGTGTCATAACTTTATTTACCTTGTCCTCTATATGTTTTTTTATAATTTTTAGATGTCTTAGTATTAGACGTTTTTGTCTTAGAATGAACTCCAGGGCGTTTTATTTTACTTTTGCCTTCATAACCACCACCTGCTGTTTGTCTTGCCATAATCTATTGTTTGTTTAAATTTAAATATTCAGTTTATATCCTCCAAATTGTTTCATATAAGATGTCATTTTAGTTCCATTAGCATCTTTAAAATCTAATCCTTTTTGGAAAAATCTTTTAACATTGCCTGATCCTGCTAAGTGAGCAGCTGCTAGTAATCCTGATTCTGTTATATTTACACCCCATACTTTTTTACCATCATAATTGCTTATATAGTATTTTAATGTGTATTTATTATATTTAAGAAGTTTATACATTGCTTCTTCCTGTATTTGTGGGTTTGATAAAAATTCTGTACGAGTTATATTATACCCTAAAGTTTGTAGGGTTGATCTACCAAATTGATATTTGCCCATATATCCCCATTTGTTTACAATATTGTATCTGTTACCAGATTCCATATGCCCTATTGCATTTAGAAAATGATTATGTGATTTAGGGTCTATTTTTACTTCCTCCTCAATTGCTGTTTCAGCCTCTATAGGATTAATGTGTTCTCTTATTGTTCCCACTTCTGAACTTTGGGAAATAGAAGAGGATAAAAGATATAAAGGTATGCATACCATTATTTTTAAAATTGATTTCATATTTTTAGTTTTGGTTAATAAAAGGTTATAGTGAAAACTACTTAAAATTCCTTTAAGAATTCCCCTTTGATATGGTGTGATTTAAGTTTTTGAGAAACTTCATCATTTTTTAGCATTTTATTAGCTAAACGTTCTAGATGTTTACTTTTTTGTTTGCCATAGTCCTTGACTATAGAATTATGTTTATTGCTGTTTATGTTTTTCATATTCTTGAAATATATTGATCAGTACCATCATCCTCATCTGTGTCTAATCCTAATTCTTTTAAGCGTTGTAAGTGATAATCATCGACTTCAAATTCAACGTTCTCAGTAGTCTTAAACTGTTCAGTGTTTGATTCTAATTGTTTTACATCATTTTTATTGAAAATATCACCTACTTGTAAGAAGTAGTGATTATAACACAGCAGTTCAATATTGTTTAAGCTGTAGTTGTTGCAGTTTTTATCTTTGAAATGCAATAGTAGGGGGATTTTATAATCCAATACCCTTCTTTCTTTAAACTTGCATACTGCACATTCTTCCGATAAATATGCCTGCTCTATTAAAGAATACTTAATTTTGGCAGGAGAGAAATGAGATGCAGAAATTCTGCCCTCTATTATCTCAATCATTGCCGGCATTTTTTTAGAGCCTTTTAAATATTTAGGTACACCTTTACCACTTTGATTTAAATGACTATCAAAGAGATTGTACATTTTAGCATATTTCTTGTAATGTTGATAAGAAACATGCAAATACCTTGCAGCAGCCATATTAGATAATGTCTTACCTTGTGCAGCTATTACTTGTTCCTTACTAAGAAATTTTTTACGCATTATTCTGAATCAAGTTGATCCATAATAGATACATTACCGTTTTTAGAAGGTAAGGTTTTATTATCTTCCTCATCAAAATCTATGATCTCAGAAGATTTATCTATTTTTACTTGAGGGGTGGGTACATCATCCCCTACAAGTTGACCTGTATCAAATAAATACTGATCATATTCTTCAGCATCCATAATGATGGTTTCAACCCATGTATGATCTCCTTCACCCATAAGCACATTAATACCTTGTTTAGGTTTAACATAATTACCTGATTCAGAACAATTAATACAGAAGTTATAACCGTATTCAGTTAGCCTTAACTCAGGCATATTACCACTACACTTAGTGCAAGGTATCATTTTTAATGGTGATTTACTCATATTTAATACAGTACTTTCATTTACATAACTCATAAATATAACATTTTAGTTTTCTATTTACTCTTTTATTTCCGTAAATATACGAACACTCTTTCGCTTCTCCAAATGTTTTGCGGATTACTTCCAAAAACTGTAAATACCTTTATCCAACTCATATTCATCCCACACAAATCGTTTTCTCATTGGTTGGTCTTCTGCCCAATCCCACATTTGCTCTAATCCATCATATAATGTAGTAGTAGATTTAAAATCTAATAAATCAATAGATTTTTGGAATGTAGGTATTGAATGTTTTACCTCATGTCTTGCTTCTAAATACCTAAATTCATCTTTAGTATCTATTACTGCTCTAAGAGTATTAGCAGCTTCCTTTATTGATATTTCTTCAACACCACCTAAATTAATAATTTGCTTTGATGCTTCTTCTCTTATAGCTGAATTCCATAGTGGTTCTAGTATGTCATCTATGAAACTAAATGCTCTAGTTTGTTCACCATCTCCAAATATTGTCATTGGCTCATCATTAAGGTACTGATACATCCAAATACCTAATACATTTCTATATTTGTCCCAAATATTTTGTTTAATACCATAAACATTATGAGGTCTAATAATACAATAATCTAAACCATGTTGTTCATTTGCAATTTGAATATCCATTTCACAAGCATATTTTGCAACACCATATGGGTCAATAGGTTTGGGTATTTGTATTTCATCAAATATGCCTCCATAGCCATGTCCGTATACTGCAAGTGTTGACGTAAATACCAGTCGTTTAACGTCGTTCTTAATACACTCATTAACTATGCGTGCTGTTACTTTTAAGTTGTTATCATAGTTAAAACAACGTATAAAAGGGCTAAGCCCTTCAGCAGCATAAGCAGCAAAATGAAATACATAATCAAATTTATTTTTTTCAAAACAAACACTAATAGGATGTTTTACTAAATCTACTTGCCATAAATCTACTTTAGGGTGGACATTACTTTCGTATCCACCACTTAAGTCATCTATGCCTACTACTTTATACTCAGGTTTGTTTTCTATAATCCAATCTGCTAACCTACTACCTAATAGACCTGCTACTCCTGTTATTAATACTGTTTTACTCATATCTTATTCCTTTTATTATTTCCCCATTTTTAGGGTTATGTGAATGGTGTTTATACATAGATGGTGTTATTCCCCATTTGTATTCAAATATTTCAGCAGCTGGTTGTTCAGTTGCTTTAAATCTAATCCCTTCATTGCCGTTTTTAGTAGCTGTAGAACCAAAGTGGTAAAAATGTGATTTATGAGTTCTAATAAACTTCAAACCATTTAAATCTAACTTTAAAAAGAAATCCCAATCACAAATAAACGGTGACTGGTATAATGTATCGAACCCACCTACTATCATATAATCTTTTTTAGATAGAGCAAATGGAAATATACCTCCATCATCTGTAGATTTATCTTTACTAATTTGGTCTTCATATTTTAAATAACCTTCATAATCAAAGTTATCAACTGTTCCAAAATCTTTTACGGGGAAGTTAAATACACCAGGACCTTTAGGTTCTATTTGGTTAATGGTAAGTACCTCACCTTTATTTAGATTTTCTCTTATAGTTATATCCCATCCTTTACTTAAAACATTATCATCATTAATGATACAAATGGTTTCAAAACTAGAGTTAAATACACCAAGATTTAAAGCTTGTTGCATACCCGCATTTTGACCTAAATCTAATGTTTTAATGTCATCTTTATACTTGTCTAATACAGCTTGACTTTCCTCAATAAAACCATCAACTGCAACTATTATTTCATTTGTTTCGCTTTGTCCTGCTATAGCGGATTTTAAACAAATGTCCAAATATTTTGGATTACGATAACTTGGTATTACTAAACTAATCATAACGTTTTATTTTTTAATATACATAAAATATCTCACTTCTCCACATCTTTATGCACATAAGGAAAGTATTTTTGTGGGCTAACTATAGCTGATACTGTACTCCAGTTAATAAGAGGTGCTAACCATTTTGTTTCACCATGTGTAGAGTATGCTGGTATTGAACTTACTAATAACTCATTGTTATTTCTAAGCTCCATAAACATATCAAAGTCTTTAGGGTATGATTCACTTGTATGTTTCCTAAGTATAGGTTCTACTCTTTTAAGTGTTGAAACTTTTGCTGCAAAAGTCATTGTAGTGCTATTAGTTAACTTCCAATGACAACTTTTAGTTAAATATACCCTTGTGTCTTCAGCTCCACCTTGACAATATGGATTACCTCCCTCACTTGGGTCAATGTATTTATCTATGTGGTCATACAGAGTAGCAAAACTAGCTCCTAAAGTAAATGCTTCCTTTAATATTCTATCACTTCCTCTAAGGTGTAAATAGTCATTTTCCACAAAATATACTATTTCATCATCATCATACTTTAAAGCTATGTCTAAAGCTAAGTTAAATGTGCCTGCACCACTTCCAATACTAACTTCAGTTATTTGTTTCTTTAAAACATGTTTTCTTATCATCAGCAAAGTTTCATCACAGCAGTTGTCTGCAATGATTTGGGTATCATTAAAGATACTAGTAAAGTTATTTAAGCATTTATCATTATCTATATATTCTGGTTTTACCTTAGAATATCCTGCGTCTGAAATTCGGTATATTGCTTTCATTTTCTTTTGATAATAGTAAAACCATTATTATTAGTAAATCTTTCTACTAACTCCCACTCATTAGAGTGTTCTTCTAAAAACTCACTTACAGCATCCCATAATCCTTTACCTTGAGTGAGTTCACCATGAAAATCATGATGTGAAGTTGTAGCCTCACCATGATGTGCAAAACTAGTTGTATCATGAAAACAAATGTATTTTTTTACTTGTTTATGATGTTTAGCTAACTCTGCTTTTAGTTGATCATACACATGCCATGTATCTAAAAATAGTAAATCTGTTGGTTCAATATCTATATTTAAAACATTAGCCTCAGTAAACTTAAACTTTATATCATATGCCTCTGCGGTATCATATACTGATTGAAGATCACCATCCCAAGTTGATGGATGATGTAAATCATATGAATGTAAACCGTCTTTAGCATTACAAGCTAGCCATGCCCAAGTACTATTAATACTTCTAACACCCATTTCAATGATTGAATCACATTGTTGGCCATACTTTATAATAGCTGGGAAGTGTTCGTTTATATCAGAAGGAGTTAAAAATAACTCATCTACTTTTTTATTTAAATCATGTATCATAATGTATCGTAATAATTGTTTTGTTTTTCTTGTCGTTTTATATCTTTTGGATGGTAAATCGATAACTCTTCTTGACTAGGTAAAGTAGTATAAGTTTTAAATCCATCTAACTTCTCATGTACCTTATTTACCCACTTTATCTCAGGTTTATTTTTCCAAATACGCCATTGATAATCTGGGTAGTTAACCCAACCTTTATCATCTACCTTCCATCCCCATTTATTAATATGTTCTTCTGTTAATCCCTCTACTGTATTAACTCTAGGAACTAAGTAAACCTCATTATTAGGATTTGATTCTAATATTGAAGGTAAGTTTTGTAATAAAATCTCATTAGGGATCTCATCAGCATCAATCTGAAAGATGTAATCTCCATCACAATATTCAGTTAGTTGATTTTTCCAATTAGCAAAATGACCATCAAAATCTAATCCTCTCCAAAATTGAAAGCCAGGAAATTTGGAAAATGTTCTTAAATAGTTAGATACCTCTTCAGAACCATTTTTTTGGTCAAAAAGTACAACTATGTTATCTTTCATCCCTTTATTTTTAAAAAGAATAGGAATAAGTTTCTGTATTTCAAGAAACTCATTACATACGGTTATAGCATAACTAATTTTCATATTAATCTGGTAGTATACCTATAAATGATAAGGCATCCATATAATCACGTTCTTTAAAGTTTTTCTTAGTACTCATATCCATTTTATACTCAGGGTCACCTTCTTTTCTATCTTCAACTTTTTTAGATTTAACTGCTGCCCAGCTCCACTCATCTTTATTAGTTCCATCAGCAAATACCATCCCTTGATCAGGATTATTAATAGTATTTGGTACCCAAACTAAACCTGTATCAGGATCAGTCCAAGCAATATCCTTATGTAACTCAGGTAAACCTATATTAGTTTCCTCTAAAAACTCACTACCAGAGGTCATAAGACTATTAGTCATAAATCCACAAGATAAACTAAAATAGTTTGTTATATCTTTGGTTATTTCTACTCTATAACATAGATCTCCACCACTTTTAGGACAATCTATTATTTCATCGTACTGCATATTATTTTAATTTAGGTAGTTTTAATTCTGGTAATTTTAATTCTATTTGTTTAGGAAAATCAGGTATATTTTTATTTAATACTTTCTCAATTAAATCCTTCATATTTTCCCAACTAAAACTAGTTTTAATGTGGTGGGATTGTTTTCTACTTCGTTCAGTAAAAGTTTTATATTTTTTATGAACATCAGTAAATGCCCCAATAGCATGTTTAGGACTAACTTGAAACCATTTCGATTCCTTTAATAACCATTTATTAGCAGCTGAAGCATGAACATTTTCTAAGCTACCAGGTAATAATATAGTATTTTCAGATACTAAAAAATCTCTATGTCCTGACCATCCAGAAGCTATAATAGGTTTTTTACTCATACCAAACTCAGCTAATGGTCTACCATATCCTTCACCTTTAGTAAATGATACCATAGCTTTAACTTTAGGATGATTATATAACTGATTCATCTCATCATCACTTAATCCACCATTTAAGATGTATACATTTGGTAATGTAACACCTTTATAATGTTTTTTAATAGCTAATATTCTATCTAATATTATCTCTCTACTCATATAGCTATTTCTACCGTTAGATACTTTTAGTATTAAAGCAGGACTATTCTTTTTACCTTTAAAGGCATCAAAGAAATATTTAATCATTAATCCAACATTTTTTCTATCATGTCCTATATCACCATTCATCCAATGTCCTACAAATAGAAAACAAAATGATTCTTTGATTTGTTTCAAATCAAGGGTAATATCTTTACTTGGAAGATGTTTATAAACATTAGTATCAACTCCTTCAAATATTACCTCTATAGGTTTAGTTAGTTCTAATATACCAAGATTTTGTTGGGTATTTTTATCCTTTTTTTCAAACTTAGCATTAGTAAATATCTCTTTACTATGGTTTGAAGAAACAAAGTTCATATCCATACGATTCATACCATCAATCCAACCTCCATCACAACCTGTACTTTCAATACCTGCTGTACATCCTATATTATATTTACCTACAGCTTGATATTCTGGTGGTATAGTAATTTGCATCCAAATATCAGGTTTAGACCTTAAAGGCATTGGGATAGAATACTTAAGTAAATATTCCCATTCAGCATGATCTTTACAGAAATCTAATGGTGTATCACCCCATCGTTGTGGTAATAATTTTATGTCATATTTGTCGAGTTCAATAAGAACCTTAATTAAATCACGACTACGTGCACCATATCCCGAATAGGTATCAAATGGTGATGATATTACAAAAACTGGTTTACTCATTTTAGTATACTATTTTATGATTTAAAAATTTACCTTTATATTCAGTAGCATTTACTATTTCGTATTTGTCTCTAGGTTCCCATATTTCAAATAACTCTTCAAATGCCTCTATTACTCTTTGACCTTGGTTTTCAGCAGTAAAACCTGCTTCATTACCTATAGCCCACTCTCTACCTTTTAATCCTCTAGCTTTACGTTCTTCATTAGATAAAGAATATACTTCTTTTATTCTATCACAAGCATCTTCCCAAGAACATCTATCATCATAAATGTAAGGTGTGGGAGGTGAACCTTGAATCGATCTAGAAGTAGGGTATACTGGAAATGCCCATTCACCATGTTTAGTAAATGTCTTTTTATGATTAGAAGGAATATCAGCATCAGGTTCAAACCATTTACCTTTATTATCCTCAAATCTCATTTGATCTTGCATTCCACCTGTTGTATTAGCAATAATAGGTGTTCCTGATAATATAGCTTCAGTTAATGTTAATCCCCATCCTTCATTTGAAGTTAATAATATTTGAACATCTGCTGTATTATATAGGAAGTTTAAGCCTTTTCTATCTATTTTAGAATTTGAAAATACTATTACATCATCATAATCTTCACCAAATAGATATTCTTTTACTTTATTCAAATCAGTTCCATGATCAGATACCATTTCAGTATGTAAAACAAATCTACATTTTAAGGCCTCTTCACGTGGAAGTGAATCTAAGAATGATCTAAAAGCAAGCATAGCATCAGGTATTTGTTTTCTCCTAATGTTTCTAGAGTTAAAGAACATAGTAAAGTTTACTTCTTTATTATTAAATAACTTTTTTCTAAAATCAATAAACTCTTGATAATGTTCATGATCTTTACCTATTGGAAAAAATTGGTTATGATTTAAACCATGAGGTACATATTTAAATACTCTTTTACTATTATCACAATCAGCTAATACTAGTTTATTAATATTAACAGTTTGTTTTGATATGCCCATTAATAAATCACATGCTTCATAATATGGTTGATTATATCTTGGAGCTGGATAATCATCCCAAATATTAAGATAAGCTATAGGACATTTTTGTCTAATAGTATCTTCCATATTGAATATGTGTTGAAAATATCTAGGATCAGTAATCAACATTATTGCATCAGGATTTTCAATAGCTAATAATTGTTGTAAGTGCATTGAATCACCATATCCATTTACTGGGTATGAAAATACAGATGCATCTTCTATATTTGCTTCTTTACTAGTTGCTGCACTGAGATCAATTCTTTTACCTTGTTCAGGGTGTTTAATTGCTCCAGCGACATTAACCCAGTTAAAGTGATGACAAGTACCAACAACTATTTCTTTAGCTACTGTAGCTACCCCACTATGAACTCTAATGTCATCACATATGAGCATTATTTTTTTCCTTTGCTCTTTAGGAATATGTTTAAAACTTTTATTCATATATTTGTTAATTTAAAACTCAATCTTCATATTGGTAACACTTCTTCTAAAATCCTCATCATGTAAATAAGAATGTATACACCTTTCAGCTAGTTTTTGAAAACTGAACTTATTCTTAACACAAGAAATTTTGAATTCATGAAATAAATCCTTCTGGATCTTGACCGAAGTTAAAGTCATTTCTTTTTTAAATTGGCTCATAATTTTAATTTATATAGTTCGTATATGTTTATATACTATACATATATATAAGGTATTCAATATATACCTTCTCCACAGTTTTCTTTATCCTTACTGTAAGGACAAAAATTACACGTGTATTTAGATGGTTGTTTAATAAACGTTGTATCTTTTATTTTACCTTCATAATTAAAACATTCTTGTATAAAACTATTAACAGCATTTGTCGCTCTACCCAATTTTATTTTACCACTTGGAGGAGTAAATCTTTGTACCCTATGTGCTTGATATGGAGACATTAATTTAGCATCATCAGCATCTAATACCTTTCTTTTTAATATAAAGAATTCTATTTCAATACTATCTAAAGGAATACTATATTGTTCAGAAAAAAATTGTTTGTATAATAATAACTGAAATTGTTTGTCTTCATTATTCTTATCTTGTTCTCTCCAACCTCTAGTGCTAGTTTTAATATCCATGATTTTAAAAGTATTAGTTGGTTCATGGTACATTACTACATCAAGATATCCTAAATATAATACGTTATTATACATTTTATTAGGAGCTACTGTAATAGGTATCTCACATCCAACTAAATGCCATCCTCTTTTAGAAAAGTATGCACTTTTTTTCTTTTTAAACCAATTTAAAATACCAATACCATCATTAAAGAATTCTCTCATTTCCTCAGCAGAGGAAAAATGTTGATTATTATTTGCTTTATACTGTTTTTTATATTCCTCAGTAAAATGGTAATGGAAGTCATCTTCTAAATCCAATCTATCAGCAGCTGCTCCTGTTTCAGTATACATTACATCCAAATAGGCTTGCATAGTTTCGTGGATTGCTGTACCAAATACAGTATGAATACTAGATGTAAATCTTTTGATTTTATCTTTATATTGGAGTTTCCATCTATGAGGACATCCCCTAAATATACTCATTTGAGAGTAACTAATATTCTTTTGAAATGCATAGTTAATCTCTTGGGGAGGATTTTTTAAAATCTCCTTAATTATTTTTGGGATTTTTTTAGCCACAGTGTTTTATTTTTTCCACTTGTCTCTTCCAACAAGTAGACCTATGATGCCATAATTGGCTATATCAATAAATGTATCTTCCATACCCTCACCTTTTACAAAGTTTTTACCATTAATTAGTAAATTCTTTAAACGTGAGATTTTATCAGTTAATCTAATAGCTAAACCAGTGAGTGAGAATTTTTTATCCTCTTTACTATTAAGAATATCACCACCTAGTGAAATATTATTCAAACCGTAATCCATATGTTTGGCGGCAAATAATTCATACATCTCACCCATAATAGCTTTAAATTCATTAGCTAACTCTCTATACTCGGTTTCAAACTCCTGTACTGCAGGTGAAGGATCAGTATTAGATTTTTTAGTTGTAGGTGTAGATGATTTCTTGTGGTAAGATGTTAATATATCACTCATAATATTGATTTAATATTAAAATATTTTTTTAACGCTTTCAATCTATCATCTGCATCTACTAACATCATTAAAGCTTCCTCAGCATTTTCATAAAAATCCTTAGTGGAGTGATCACCTATTCCAGCAGGATGTTCTGATAGTAGATTTAGTGTAAGCATTGCTTTTGATTTATCTGCCTCAGCAGATGTTCTTAACATAGTAAATAATTCGCCTTTCATTTCAATAGTTGTTTAATATCCTTTTTATTTAATCCTATACTATTCAATATACTAACAATCTCACTCTTATCCAAAAGATTATAATATTCTAGTGCTTCCTTATTGGAACATTCCCAATAACCCTTTAAATAACTGATGAGTTCTTTACTTTTTGTTTTAGTAGTGGATTTTATGTATTTACTCCACTTATTATTTTTAGGTATAAACTCTTTATAGATTGAGTATATTTCTTTTTTATTTTGAGGTAATATTGTTTGTACCTCATTTACTAGTTCCAAGTAATCGGGATTCATGCTTAATACTCGGTGAATAACGTATGAGTTAAACATATCCCAATCCTCGTCACTAAACTCATCGATTGGTGTCTTTTTTGTATTAATATGCGGCATCCAACCGAAAGTATTTTTTATCATACTAATTCGTCCTTGAGTTCTTCTCTAAGTTCAACAGGAATACCATCTCCTAAAATTTTATTTGTATTAGGATCATAAAATACTGGTATAGGCATAATAGCATCATTATCTGTACCTGCTACGAATTTACTTATTTTCCTTAAAATCACTCCTGATTTAAATATGCTTCCACCAGCGTCATTTTTCATACCAGTAGTAGCTTTTAAATCAATATTCAGCTCGGGTTGTTGTTGAGGTGCTTTCATTTTATTTTTATGTTTATAATTTGTTGTAAAAGTGAGATCATATTAATCTCTTTATCTATTCTAAAATTAGCTTTATATTGATGTTCATTTA